TTCCGGCCACCGATCCCATTTGCGAGGATCGGCCACCGCCCCGATAATCAATATTCGTAGCCGATCAGCGTTACGGTGTTGCCCGCAGTCGCGGTACCAACCTGGCTGATCCCGAACTGCATCGTCCCCGACAATTCGATGCCGTCAGGAAACGAATCCATGCCCGCCCCAACGACGTTGGCGGTTGCGAGATAGGTTCCAGCGCCAACCGTCCCGATCAGCGGGCTCGATGCCGTCACCGCGCCCGATGCCGACATTCTGAGGTTCACGATCACGCCCTGAGCCGCGGCACCAGCGTTCCTCACCGTCACCGCGAGCGACTGGATCCGGAACCTCTTGCCGTTGGTCACTGCAAAGCTGGTCGCCGTTCCGCCCGCCGCCCCGTCACTGATGGGGGTTAGCGTAATCAGCGCCTCTGTCGTGGCCGCCGTGAACGTCGCCGAATAGACCTTGATGACCCGGCCAGCGTCCTTCAAATCCTGTGTCGAAAACCCGTTTGCGCCCTGCGTTCCCTTGGTCAGTGTCGGAGCAGTGACCGCGAGCGATGCATTTTGCACCGAGACGTTCACCGTCGAGCCGATCGAGACCGGCTGCGTCGCCTGCCAGAACGTGCCCGACACCGGGACCGCCGAGGCCCGCAATTGGGTATCGGTCAGGGGCCCGGACACATTGACCGTTGCCGCAATCGAAACGGGCTGGGTGGCTTGCCAAAAGGTTCCGGAAACCGGCACCGTCCCGCTGATCCCGACCGTCCCGGAAACGGGCACCGCAGACGCCCTCAACTGAGCGTCGGTTAGCCCTCCAGACAGGCCGCCCGTGATACTGACGGGCAGCGGGTTGGCGTCACATACTTCGCCGCAATCGGCTCCGAACGCGACCTTGGTCCGAACGTAATGGCGGTTTCCAAGCTCGTTTGTCGCAAGGATCGCGCCCCACGGGAGGACAAGACCATCGGCCATTGCGTCCTCCGTTTTCCGTTACTCCTGTTTACGCGTTACTAGGCCCCAACTAGGCCGTGGGTCGCGAGACCGTCCTTGATTGCCTTCTGGCCGCGAGTGACGCCCTGCAAGGCCGTCTCAACCGCCGCCAGCCTTGTTGCCAGGGCAGACATTTCCGCCGCAGTCGGCGGGTCGGTGAACGTCAGCGTGGCACCTGCGGTATAGGTCGCGTGAGCGCCTTTTTCCGCAGTCCCGGTGTCCGCCGTCCAACCCGTCGAGCGAGGCCCAACAACCTGCGTGCCGTTGTTCTTCAGCACCATTCCGGAAGCGAGATTGATGCTCGTCGCATCGACGCTTGCCGTCGTCACCCCGGCGACCTGAAGGGCAATCGAGGAACCGCCGATATTCAATGCCTGCCACGCCGCGTTAGCGCGGTCGTAACAGATGAGCGAACCGATCCCGGAGCTGGATGTCAGGCCGTTGTGGTAAATCTCCACGCCCTGTCCCGTGGTGGGGACCGTTCCCGTTGCCGTTGCGCGGATCGTCGCGGCGGTATCGGTCGAGCGGTCCACCAGCAAGGTCAGCTGGTCCGATGACAGGTCGAGGGCGTCAGTCTTCCTGCGTGCGATGTTGAGCGAGGTCGCGACCTGCCGTGGGTCCGACAGGTGCGAGACGCGGTAGGTGGTCTGCATCTAGCGGCTGTCCCCGGCTTCCCACTCTAGCTCGAAGCCCTCGATAAAGGACCAATCGTGCGAGGCAGGAATCGTGAGCTCCAACGTATTGTATCTACCATTCGAGCGGATCGGCAGCTTGCCGTTGCTCCGCATCGTTGAGGCGGATCTTACCCCTTCAGTGTCGCCAATCCGCAGTCTGGCATCGATTGTGGCGGTGGCCGAGGTGGCGTCGGTGAGGGGCCGGATCGTCCTTATCCTAGACCTTCGTCCCGGCGTCGGCTCAATCTCTTCCACCCGGAACAGCGCTTCGAGGTTATTGCCGGTCAGCGCATTCAATACATTGCCGCTGTCCGCCACCAGCAGGATCGGGTTCCCGCCCGCTAGGGTCGGATCGTCAAGGCTGATCGGGATTGCGTCGAGGTTGCCGTAAATCGCGTCCAGGCTGTCAAGCGAGATGCCCGCCGTGTAGCCGGTGAAAATGCCTTGAACGTCAATCTCGATGGTGGTTGCTCGTTTGAGCACCCAATTGTAGGCGATCAGCCGTCCGGGAGTCCCGGGCATGGCCCAAATCGCCAGTGAATATCTCGGATCGATCGCCGCCCAGATACCGGAAATCTCCGCCCTTGAATAAGTGTCGAAGAACCAGCGGTTGAACTTCTCGTCTGCAATCGGGGTGACTTCGTTCCCGTCGCACATCATGAAGCCGCGCTCGGAAAGGAAGAAGATCAACCGGCCTACATTGCATACCGAACCCGACGCCATGCATCCGACTTCGGCGGAAATCTCGTCGAACTGCCAGATGATGTCGAGCCCGCCCTCAACGCCTACATACGTCCCGCGAACCACCGCGCGGTCGGTAATGGCAATCATATATTCGCCGCCGACGATCCGCCTCAATTGTCCCCACAGGCTCGGCTGTTTGTCGGCCTGGTTGGTTCCGGTGGTCCACACCGAGCTATTGTTGAACTGGCACCATTGGAGGGCGTTGTCGGTCGTAATCGCCATGACGAAATCACGCGTTTGTGCAACGTCGATTGCGGCGGGCGCATCGGTGATCGACCCAATCGTGGCCGAAAGCAGCTGGAAACGCTGCATCGCCGCGCCATTGGCGATAAGAACGCTGTCCCCGAATTGCGCAAAGCGGATTTGCTGTGCGCCACCTGTGCCGAACGGCCCCCACGTTCCGCCGGCATATTTGGCAACCACGTCGGTTCTCGCGCCGAGCAGGGTCGAAACGCCCGTGGAGTCGATGAACGCGCCGCCGCCACGGAACGGAAAGGTCGGGCTGCCCAACGGCGCCGTTGCCGACTGCGGGGCCTTTACCGGGGCGTAGCCGTTGGCAATCGCGCGAACATTCCTCGCGATCTGGAGGCCGCCAGGATTGTCTGGGATCCACTCACCGAGCGGATAGGCCTTAGCAGGCACCGCCCCTCGTCTGCACTACATGATTGGGAACCAATGGGCCCGCTCCGAACCGGTCGTTGCGGGACGATCTGTTGATCTGGTCGATGAGGCCCTGGCAGATGGCATTTGCATCCATCGCCGACTCCCGATCCTTCGACCAGCGGTAGTAATGAAAGAGGACCGCAGTCACATAGGCGTCGGGGTGCTTTTCCAAGAGCCAGTTGGACGGGCTCGCCGTGGAAAGAGCGTCAATCCGCGCCCAATAGTCCATTGTAATCAGAATATCCGCGTCCGACGCGGGCGGCGGGACCAAGCGAAGGGCCTCTGAAACCAGCGTGTAAGCCACGGGGACGCCAGTGGTGCCGTCAAACTCCTGCCGGATTGCCGATGGGGCCATTCCCCGCAATGGGCGGTCGGGGCTTCCGTCGATGTAGATGGCCCGCATCGCGAGATAGTCTGCGGGTAGCGGAGTGTCTTCGCCCGTTATCAGGGCGGTGACGCTTTTCTCCATCTCCGGCGACCGAATCTCGCGGTTGAACCGCGCCTCGGCCATCAAAATCCATTTGTCGAGGTTGTCGGTGATGTCGGAGAGGTCGCGGTCAACCTCTTCCGCGATCCACGTCTTTAAATCGTCCTTGTTGGCGATCGCTGCCGCAGCAGAGACATTGATCGAGATTGCCACTTAGGCCGCCTTGAACGCGACGGCCGCGCCAACGCCGGTCGTTGATTGGGTGAAGCCGTCGTTGGTGAAGTTTCCGGTGAACGTCGGCCAGGTGCCGAACGTGCCTGTCTTAGCGAGGCCGATGACGTTGGACGCGTTCGAGACAATGTTGACCGAGGTCGGCGCTCCGACGAGACGCTGGAGGAATACGGTCGCGACATCGGGCGCAATGAACACGACCGACGCACCGTTGGTATCGGCCTGCACGCCAAACCAGTAGAGGCCGGGAGCAAGCGATAGGTTCACGCTCGCAATATCGATCACCCCGGTTGCGGCGGTGCTTTGGCTTGCCGAGGTGTAGAGCGGGGCGCCCGTCGGCATGTTCGTTGTTGCGTCGGCGGCATACACCGAAAGCTGGAAATTGCCGGAAGCCGAAAGCGTGCTGATACGGGTCAGCAGGTCGGCGATCGTTACCGCCTTGCGGATGGCGCCGGGAACCAGCCTGATGGTCCCCGCAGCTGCGGCGGCGCCAGTGGCAACCCGCTCGAAGCCCTCAGGGGTGTGGAACGCGCCTGATACATAGGGCGTGCCCGACGACTGTGCCGCTGATCCATGAAGGGCCATTAGATGCCGACCCCCGGCGTGAAGTAGATTTT